CAGCGGTCGTGACCGTGAGGTCAACGTGGTCGATGATCGCCTTGTGAGTAAAGCCGGTTGCGGCTTTCGTTTCAGCGGGAAGTTCAAACACTTTCATTTTTCTAATTTTCTCCTTGTTGATTGTTAGAATTAGGAAGTGGCGTTGAGCTTCGCCATCGCTTTCGGTGTCATAACCGCCAGCGAAACGATACAATCCAGAAGCCCGCGAGGGCCTCCGCCGGCGTCCTCGAGCTCGCGGAACGCCGGACGGCGTCCGTAGCGGAGCATGAGGTGATCGCTGTTCATGATGTAACCGCGGGCGTGCTTCTCAGCGTCGGTGCTGACATTGGCAGCAAGAAGAAGAGAAGGGACGATTTCGACGGACGAAAAATCGCCTTCGTAAAAACTCACATGACTGGTCAAGCGGCCGTTCTCGGCGTTTTGAGTCGTCTGACGGAGGTTGAAGACGTTCGAGGTCGAGTTGACCGTGAAGCGGGTGAAGTTGGTGATAGCCTTCTTCAGCGCGGGGCCGGCAACCATGACCAAGCGGTCGGTCGTGCCGGTCTGCGTGTAGATCGACTGGAGCACGTCCTGCAGCTTGCTCTCAGTGAGAGAAGCGGTGGCCGTATTGTCGATGGAAGCGGAAGGCGTGAGCTGCGAGGTCGGAACCGGCAAATCACTGGTTTGGGTCGCGCGAATCCAGGCGCCCAGGCCGCGTGTTTTATAGGGCACGCTGCCGGAACCTTCCTGCGAATCGTTGTCGGAGCAGATAGCTGCCTCAACGTCGCGCTTGAGTTCAGTGATGGCGCGTGCGGTGCCGCGGGCCATTTCCTTTTTCTTACCGACACCAGCCACGTCTGTGATCATCTGAAAATCACTGACACGGATCGTGCGGCGGAATTTTTGGCTACGCGCGCTGAGAAGAACGCGGTTTTTGGTTGGGTCATCGAACTCGCTAACGTCGCTGGAATCCACAACGCCGTCGAAGGACGGGCTGTTGTAAGAATCAGCTTGGTAGCTGTAGAGTCCGGGGTTGTTCAGATCCGCACCGACTTTGGCGATGCTGGAGCTGACCGGCGTGTTTTTGGCATCGACAACACTGATGATGTCGAGAAGATCCTCGCGGTTGCCCGTCGAGGGGAAGAGAGCGCCAACTGTAGAAGGCATGATTTTAGGTCTTTCTTGGTAGGTTTTTAACTAAACAGCGCTTCCGACATATAAGCCTCGAGATCGTTTATCCCGCCGGCGCCGGAGAGCACTCGGTTGCGCACGTCTTTTGAGACCGTGCCCTTGGTAGATGTTTTCGGCGACGAAACTGGTTTCACAGGTGTCGGCGTTTTCTTCGCGGACGAGACTTTCTCTTGGGCCTTGGTCTTGGCGGCTTGGGCTTTCTGCGCGGCCATGAGCTGCTGCTCGCCGTACAATGCCAAACCGACCCAGTATTCAACCTGCGGCAACTTCAAGAGTTCCGGGGCTTGCTTTACTGTGGCCTCAAACGCCTTTTGCATCGGCGTTCCTTTTTTGAGGATGTCGGGGAAGAGATTCTGCGTGGCCTCGAGCGCGGGCTGCCGCTGGGCGAGCCACTGCTGGCGCTGGGGAGCATGGATTGTCAGAACGTCGTCGGCTTTGATCAAATAGTCTTTGATCTGGTCGGCGTCCAAGTAGACCTCGCTGCCGTCCGGCTTTTTGACCGTGGCGCCGTCTGTATTGCGCAGCGCCCATCGGCGGACTTCCTGCGCAGACTTGATCTTGGCGTCGAGGGCTTCCGGGGTGTCCACGTCTGCCAGCGGGTTGTCGGCGCTGGCTTGCAGCACCGGCCTCGCGGCCTCGTTGACTTGGGACTCCAGCTCGGTGAGGCGCTTTTGGGCTTCCTCGTATTGAGCTTTGATCGTGGCGGCTTCTTCGCTGGCGGCTTTCTTTTGGGCCGTCAGCTTGTCGATGCGTTTCTGCACCTTATCCGGCGAGGGCTTTTCGTCCTCCTCGTCGGCTTCGCCGTCTTCGTCCTCGGACTCTTCGTCGTCTGACTTCTCTTCGACATCTTCGCCGTCGTCCTCGGATTTCTCCTCGGTCTCCGGCTCTGTCGTCTCGTCTTGTGAAAGAACTTCGCTTTCTTCGGACTCCTCCTTCTCGGGCTCCTCAGCTACCGGCGCCGGGGCGCCACGCAGCTCATCAAGAGCCATTGAAATGATATCGTCCGAACCTGCGGCATCAGCCACTGCTTTCCCATCCGCCATGAGTTAAACCCTCAAGAAGTGCCAGGCAGTTCGTCTGCCAGTCCGGGTAGTCAACCTCAGCTCCGACTGCGCAGAGCACACCTCGACTACCAACCTAACTATGAGCCGATACTGTTCGTTTGTCCAGCACTATTTTTAGAACGACACATTGCATGTGTCTGGGGGCAAAGGTTCTTGCGGGATCTTTGGCGCGAATACCGTAATTCCTATGCTGTTTGTGCCGGATAGGAATGAATACAGATCACAACAAGTGATGCCTTTTTGTGACAGCCGCTAGTTCACGCCGGCGCGAAGTCCTAGTGATAGTATCGTTTAACTGTCACTTTTCGACAGTTCGCGTGCAGTTCGTGAGACGTTACCGGGCGGTAATGTCGCCTATACCCTACAAGGTATAAAGTAGGCGAGCGGCGGCTTTTTATACCCGAGCGGTAATACGTCAGAAATGACGAGTTATCCCAAGATGCACACCTTAATTCGTCATTGATGGCGCCTTACGACAACTACCGCATCCACTTCCTGTCGAAGTAGAGCGTGCTGGCGAACCCTGCTGCTAAGACGGCAGCGGACAGCGCAATCCAGCCCCAATGCGAATCTCCGACGTAGGCGCCAGCCGCCGTCCATAGCGTTGCCATGATGCCCGCATAAACAACTAGGAAGCTAAGTGAAGACAGGAAGTGCGCTTTGTCCTTTCGCATGGCAGCACTATGGCAGAACCGCGACATCTATGCGAGCTTGCTCGCCTCAGCGCGGCGCTGCTCGAGGTCGTCCCACAGTTCCTGCAAGGCGTTGAGCTGGCCAGCGGCGTGGGCGAGCAGCCCGGGGTCTTTTGCGGTGGCCATGTTGCTGGCGAGTATGGATGCATCAGCGATGCGGTCCTGCAGGTTCAGCATGACGGCGGCAAAGGCCGGCGGCGCTTGCTCGCGGCTAAAGGCCAGCGCGGCGGACGTGTCGAAGTTTTCGGGTTTTTTGTACATATCCAGCGGGACATGTTTACGGCGTATACAGATCATAGCGGTTTTTGTTATTTGATGTTCAGTGGGGTGTGTGAAATTGGACGAAGGTCATCACCTCAATGGCGCGGCAGAGGTGCGGGCCGCAATCCTTGCAGATGTGGCCGAGGTGAATGTCGCGGCCGTGGACATCGGCGCTGGTGATGCGCTTGCGGCAGATACCGCACTTGGGCTCGTCGCTTTTGTTCCAGGCGAAGCGGTCCTTGGTTGGCGGTGGTGGAGAGAGCTTGGTCATTAGTACGCGCCGCCTCCGCGGGACTTCATGGCGTTGCCGTCGACGTACATCGCGTCCGAGAGGCAGATATAGCGACAAAGGTCTACCCAGTCTTTAACGCTGCCGCGCTTTCCGTCAGCAGCAGTATACGTCTGCAACGCATAGATCGTGTTCTTGCAGTTTTCGCTGATGTAGAGCCTTGGCTGGTTGCGCGCGTCCACCGGCTTGTCTGGATTGTATGACAGGGCGTCATTGATCATACCGACACCCTCGTCGATGCTGTCGCCCGGGGTTGCTGTGAAGAACATGTCCAAGCTGGCCATCTCATCGATGAGCGTTGTCGGCGCCTCCTTGCCAAGCGTCTTGGAATGCCCATACCGGCTGTCCATCCAGCGCTCAAAAATCTGCTCTCCGTTTTCTACGCGAAGTATTTCATCTCGGTATCTTTCCAAGCCGAAGCCGAAGTCTTGCTGCGCTGGCCCTGGGCGGCCGTCGAGCTTCTTGCCGTCCGGCAGCGCCCATTCGCCGGCATATCCAACGCCTTCGATATAGTCGGTCTGATTTGGCCATTCTCGGTAGATGATGATGCGGCCGGAAGCGTCAAAAACCGTCCAAAGCATGGCCCAGTTTTTGCCGGACGCAGGGTCAACCCAGTGGTATCGGGTGCCGTCAGGAACGTCAGCCGCGCGGATGACATGCACCTTCGGGTTAAACAACGGGAAGCGGCCGGCGATGGCTTTGGTTGGAACTCCGTAGGCGCGCGTGAGGATTTTTTCGCGGGTTTCAGACTGCAGCTCTTTGCGCATTCGCGTCCAGCCAGCCCAAGGGTTGAGCTTGGTGTGGAAGTAAATGATCGGACGGCCCTTCGGGTTGATCTGCTCGACCGGCACCTGCTCATAGCCGATGACCTTGCCTTCGGCGTCCTTGCGCGTTAGCAGTTCGGCGTCCACCTCTTCGACGTTCTTTGCGCCGTTTAGGTAGTCGGCGACTGTTGGCGACCAGCCTTGAACCGGCGTGAACGTCACGGCGAGCTTGCCGTTTCGGTCAACGAGGCGGAAGCGCAGGGTTTCGAGGACATCGAGCGGGACCAGCTCGTCGCACCATGCCATGTCAATTTCGCCGCCTTCAATCGTTGATGGGTCTTGAGCGTAGTTGCGTGCCACGCAGACTGAGCCTTGCGGCGTCACGAATTTGGATTCTGTGAAGCCCCCCTTAACGCTGTACGTTATATTACAGACGGCAGATTTTCTGGCGTTGCGCCATTCCGGCGGCATGTATTTCCAAATGCGCGGTTGCTGCAGTTCAATCGAGTTTGGAGCGGTCGTTTGAAAGCACCACACGGTCGATCCCGGCTTGCTGTAAAGCGTCTTGATGACTTCCTTCGCGGCCCACTCAGTCTTGCCGCTTCTATTTCCTCCCATCACCAAGATCTCGCGGTGCTTCTCAAGCAGCTCGCTGGCGCGCTTCCAGACCGGCGGGACATAGCCATAGCGAAACGGATCGGCGTTCTCGCGCGCGATCAGCTCTTCTCGTGTTTTTAGATATTCCCAGCCCTTCTCCGGTCCCAGCTTGGCGAGCAGATCGGCGTCGATCTGCATGACTGGATGCTGGGTCGGCTTAAAGCGCGACTTATGTGCGTTCTCTTCCATTCCACGCAGCGACTCCGCGCTGCTCCTCCCTAATTGTTTGCTATCCGCAAATGGCGAATAGACGGCGCCGGCCGGGGCGCAAAACCCTCACTTTGGTTGTGTTGATTTACCGGCCGGCGCTGAAAATCTGTTCACGATGTCCAGCGTTGGATTGTCCAAGACGCAGAACTGATCGGTGCGGAAGTAGCGGACGTGTCCGCCGTTTTCCAAAATGATGGCGTAAATGTTGTTGGCGTAATGCCCGCACGTCTCGACATACCAAGGCGCTCCGTAGCCGAGCGCGGTCTCGACGGGAACGATGCGTTGGAATTCGTAGATCATGGTGATGTGGTAAAATTGGCTGGCGTTAGCGGATCGCCAGTGGTGCGTATAACGGGATGCGTCACTCCGTAGGGCGGGTAATATGGAGAAAGCCCAAAGTCTTTTGATTTTGGAGGCTGCGTGCAGGCCGGGTGGTAGGCTCCTTGCGCTCCATAAACAGCCATGCCAATCACGGGGCGGCCGCAATATGGACAACGCGGATCGGTAAATCCGCTTGATCCGCCAGATGACCATGTCCCGCTGGTATTCACTTGTTTTCTCCTGATGCCTTTTTCTTCGCCCAATCCCGAATCGCCTTAATGAAATCCACGGCCGGCTCTTGAATAATGCTGTCGAGCCATTCTTGGCACGTTTGGGCAATGTCACTTAAATGGCCGATGGCTTGGCACATCTGCGCGTTAGCTTCATTGCGCTCGCGGAATGCCTGTTCTGCTAAATCATTAGCCTGCCAGTTGTGGTTGTTTTCGACGCGCAACAGCTTTACTTGAAGCCGCGCCTCGTTGCGCTCGCGCTCCATATCTTCCACTCGCGCTTGCACTCGGTTAATTCCGATAAAGGAGGAAACGCGGTCTGCGTTGCGGCTATAAAACCAATCAAACAATTTTTGAGTCTCTGGCGTGTCGCTCATTTGCAAAAAGAAGACAGGGCCACCGGCATTTCAGTGCCCAGACGCACATTGGAGCCGGTGATGGTTAGCGTTCCCTGCCAGACCGCGCCGCCTATCCGTCGAAAAGCCGAGGGGGCTTTTGTCAGCGGGGCGGCACCTTTGTTTTGCCGGGAACGGTGTGGCCACACCTTTTCAGCGCACGGGTTGCCAAGGTGACGGCGGTAGAGGGGCGACGTTTGCTGGAGGGCCGTCGCTGGCCATAAACCGTATCCGCCTCCCGACCTCGATGTGGCGCCGACCGGAATCTCCAGTCCATAACGCTCATCCGTGTATCTACGCTGCCCGGTCAAAGTGAGGCGCGGCTGGGCGAAACCACATCGGGCTGAACCTGGCTGCGCAGATATAACGTCTGCCGCTTTCAGCACCGCGCCAAAAGAATGTGACGGCGCCCCAGTCGCTG